GAGACACTATAATGTTAGAAACCGTCTCTGAGCTTTTTCAAGAAGCATATAAACGCAACTGGATTACAGCCAGAGATGGTAACGCCAGTATTCGTTGGCACGACAGGGACCATATGTATATCACACCTAGTGGTATACGTAAGCAAACATTACAACCGGAAATGTTTATCAAGTGGAGTCTAAGTGGTTATAAGGCCATGAACTACACTGATATAAGTAAGAGTCTGAGGCCTAGTGGTGAAATACCATTACATTTTGGATTATAACGAACTATAAACACTGAAGTAAGGGTAGTGTTACACATGCACCCTACTTATACAGTAGCTGCTATGTATGCTGGTATAGAACTAAGTGAATTAGTAAAAGAGTTTCCGGAACTAGGTAGATATACTAGAGTTGGTCGTAATGTTCCTGATGTGCCACCGATTAGTCAAGCATTAGCTGACGCTACTATACCAGCACTTAATGTATACCCAGATGGTGGCGTAGACAATCATATTGTTGGTATTGATAGACACGGTGTTGTTAGTGTAGATACCAGTCCATGGCGTGCGTTTGAACACATTGAGCGACTAGAGCACATTTGTAAAATAGTTTTATCTTCAGGGAAATATTAAATGATGGAAGCAATTTGGGCTGTTATAGCCATTATATTAATTGACATTGTATTAGCAGGTGATAACGCACTTGTTATCGGTATGGCAGCTAATCGACTGCCAGAACACCTAAAGAAGAAAGCAATCTTCTGGGGCACGTTTGGTGCAGTTGCTATAAGATTTTTAAGTGTATTGTTATTGACATACTTGTTACTCATACCTGGATTGAAGTTAATAGGTGGTTTGGCATTATTGTATATTGGTTGGAAATTAGCTTTTCAAGACAAAGAACATTCTGTCGATGCTAAAGATACGTTCTGGGGAGCAATAGGAACTATTGTAGTAGCAGATGCGGTAATGGGAGTTGATAATGCCTTAGGCATTGCAGCCGCAGCAGGCGGCAATGTTTGGATGGTAGTATTTGGATTGTTAATTAGCGTACCTATCATCTTGTTTGGTAGTACAATAATTGCAAAACTATTAGAGAAGTACCCTGATAGTGTATTCATTGGTAGCTTTGTATTGTTTGTCGTAGCGGCAAAAATGATACTATCAGAACCATTCTTAGATACACATCTAGACCCACTACACGATTTTTATGAACATGTGTTACCTTGGTTAGTAGCAATAATCGTTACAGCAAAACAATATTATAGAGCAAGAATAAGGAAAACAAAATGACACAATGGGTAGATGCATTAAAGGAAAATAGTATTCCTGATTATGCTAAAGATACACGACTAAATTTAGATTCAGTAATTAAACGTTCAACATTACCAGTTGAAGAAGCCGAAGCAGTGGCAGTTGCCGCAGCATTTGCCACAGGCAATAGTAAATTTTGGACATGGTTACATTCACAAATTACTGATAGAAAAGAAGCAGACGCAGCATTAACTGCCGCTTCATTGATGGCACAAAATAATGTATGGTATCCATATGTTGAAATGACAGCAGATCCACAACTTGAAGGATTGCCTGCTCAACTACGTATGAATGCAATTGCAACAAGTGGTGGCACTACTAAAGAACGTTTTGAGGCATATAGCCTCGCAGCAAGTATTGTTGGTAAATGCCATTTCTGTGTAAAAGCGCACTATGATACACTCAAAAAACACGGATATACTGTTGAACAGTTACGTGATATTGGGCGTATTGCTGCTACAATTAACGCAGTATCTAAGGTTTTAAGTAGCTAAAAGTCACGATTGTCACAGAACTGTAACATATTTGTTGTTAAATAATATTAACACACAAGGAGATTACAGTGAAAAAACTATTCGTTACATTATTAGCACTATTTGCGTTTAATATACAAGCACAAAACATAACTGGGGCAGGGGCAACATTCCCTTACCCCATTTATGCCAAATGGGCCGAAGCATATAACAAATCAACCGGTGTTACATTGAACTATCAAAGCATAGGTAGCTCAGGTGGCATTAGACAGATTAACAACAAGACAGTTATATTTGGTGCAACTGATGCACCAGTTAAGGGTGAAGATTTAGATAAGAATGCTCAAATACAATTCCCTGCTATCATAGGCGGAACTGTACCTATTGTCAATTTAGAAGGCTTTAAACCAGGTGAGTTACGTATTACAGGGCCAGTTATGGCTGAAGTTTTTATGGGCACAATTTCTAAATGGAATGATCCTAAATTAAGAGCATTAAATCCAGGTAAGACATTACCAGATCAAACAATAACAGTGGTACATCGTGCTGATGGTTCTGGTACGACATTTAATTGGACAGACTATTTGTCAACAGTAAGTAAAGACTGGGCAGATAAAGTAGGTCGTGGTGCAGCAGTAAAATGGTTACCTAATACAGCAGTGGGTGGTAAGGGCAACGAAGGAGTTGCAGCCAATGTAGCTAGAATAAAGGGAAGCATAGGATATGTTGAGTATGCTTACGTTAAAAAAAACAACCTGACTTTTGTGCAGTTGCAAAATCGTGCAGGCAACTATGTAAGTCCGGATGACTTAACATTTGCGGCCGCAGCGGTCGGGGCCGACTGGTTTAGTGTGCCGGGTATGGGACTTAGTATAGTAAATCAAAATGGAAAAGATGCGTGGCCAGTGACTACAGCTAGTTTCATTGTAATGTACAAAGATCCTACTGATAAGAAATCAAGTCAAGAAGTTATTAAGTTTTTTGACTGGGCATTTAAGAATGGTAAAAAGATGAGCGAAGAACTTGATTATGTTCTTCTGCCAGAAAAATTACAAAATGATATACGTAATAAAGTCTGGAGTCAAATAAAGAAATAACCGACCACAATGATAGAGTGGAGCTGGAACTCGTAACCAGCACTAAGGACCTTGAGGTCCTTTTTTATTGAATAAATCATTTTATAAATATATAATACATAATAAGGAAATATTATGGATATACTATGTGGCTATCATGCCAAATCTAAAGACATGTGCGAGTGGGTACTAGCAAACACTATTGAAAATTCAGATAACATTACAGTTCAACTTTGGAGAGAAGCCTGCAAAGAACAATTGGCAAAGTTAGCTATTGACAACAATCAATAATAAATATATACTGTAAGTTATTGCTGTAAGAAGCAAAGAGAAAAGTGTTCTGGACGCAAGGGTAGGACTACCGTATTACCATTTTGGAGTTGAAGAATGATTGAACCTTGGACTTGGAAGCAAGCATTGGCTTTCCTAATTGTTTGGCTGATAGTCTGTGGGCCCATCTTGTATATGTGTTTTTGGAGTTGAAAACTGATTTTTGGCATAAATACTACACTATGACAAATAAATCTTTTCGTGACTATATAAACCTCATTGAAAACGCACAGCAACCTGTAGCGGAAGGCTCAGATGAACTATATCAACAGGCCATTCGCAAATATGTTCAGCGAGTTGCTAACAACTATTTAGGTGGCGGCAATGCTCACCTATATGGTGCTGGCAACTTTGACAGTGAAATGTTTGGTGTAGATCCCAAACAAGCAGAAAAAGATTTTGACGCATTGTTCCCGCAATATCTAAAGAAACTACAGGGCGGAGAGAAACTTGAAGAAACTACTCCCGAAGCAATCGCAAAAATAAATCAGATTATACGCAAATAATCCTGGACATCGGTTCGACAGGCATAAATACTTGTATGAGCCACAAACATCACATTATTCCCAAACACGCAGGTGGAACAGACGATCCAAGTAATCTTGTTGAACTATCTGTTGATGACCACGCAGAAGCCCATAGAGTATTATATGAGAATTATAAAAAATGGGAAGATTATATTGCATGGAAAACTTTAAGTGGACAAATATCAATGTCGGAAGCTAAATTATTAGTGCAACAAGAAGGTAGAAGGAAAGGTGGTCTTAATTGCAAAGGAAGGAAATACTCGGAAGATGTAAGAAAAAGATTCATGAAGTCTAAGTCTGAACAAGGAAAAATGAATATGAGGGTTCCTAAACCAAACAATACTGGCAGTAAAAATGGTAGATCCACACCGATAGAATATAATGGTGTGTTGTATAACACCATGAAAGAATGTTCAGAGAAAACTGGAAAATCATTATGGCAACTTTATGATCATAAATTGAAAACTAATCAATATATTAGGAAAGTTAATACAAGGAAAAGAATATATGAGTAATGAAATAACTGTTTGCACCGCTTTCTTTGATATTGGTAGGGGGAGACTTCCTAAAGAGAAATATGGAAGAACGCTTCCTCATTATCAACATCGTTCAGTAGAAACATATTTTGATTATTTTAAGAACCTTGCAAGATTAAAAAATGATTTGGTAGTCTATACCACTGAAGATTTTGCAGATCAGATTAATGAAATTCGTAAAGGTTATGGGTTAGAAGATAGAACTAATATTGTAGTGATGCCGTCTTATCTTCCAAATGGATTTGAACCAGTTCGTGAAAAAGTGCAGGAAGTAATGGACTCTAATGAATACATATCTCAAATTAATAATCCTCAACTTATTGAGTATTGGCACCCCGACTATGTTCTCGTTAATATTTTTAAATCTCTCTATGTCTCACACGCTATTGAGTCTGGTTTTGTTGGAACAGACCTTACTGCTTGGATAGATTTTGGATATTGCAGGAATGTAGAAACTATTCCTGCACCGTATGAATGGAAATATTCGTTTGATACAGACAAGATTCATTTCTTTAATATGCGAACTATTGATCCTCGTCGATCAATTAATGATATCATCTATACTGGTGACGTATACATTCAAGGTTGCCATATTGTAGCTGGAACGAAGATGTGGTCTAAGTTGAAAGAACTTGTGTTTAAAAATCTTGGAGTGTTGTTAAATCATGGTCTGAGTGATGATGATCAAACCCTTCTTCTTATGTCTTATTTGAGTGAACCAGAACATTTTGAACTGCGATATAACAGTCCTGATGATTGGTTTAGAATCTTTAAGGATTATAATGAAGTATAACGAAGTAACAGTAGTATCACCTCGCATACATAACCTGGGAGACTTTGCACATTGTCTCCCAATGTTGTCTGGATTCGTCAAAAAGTATGGACAAGTATCATTTGCTATATGCCCTCGTTTAAAGAGATTCAAAGGCATTAAAGAAATGCTAATGTATCAAGGTCTTTTTAATAATGTATGGTTTTATGGTGAAGAACAGTTACTTCAACCTTATATGTTGATTGATGATACTGGATCGGATGAAGGTAACACTGGTGAATCTCTAGTATCTCGTAGATTTTATAATTTTACAAAACAATACAATTTAGATTTTGACTTTGATTATGATTTTATATTGCAAACACCTAACATAATAAGTTGTTCTGAAAGTGATTATGTCGTTGGTGATAGATGGTCTCCTTCAGATGCTCCAGATGTAGATGATAGAAGGAAAAGTAATCTGATAAAATCTTCTGGGATGGTTGATAATTTAGAAACTTATTATCTTGACTATGAAGACGGATTACTGTATAATCTAAGTATTATTAAACAGAATCCCAATCCATTCATCACTACTTTTACAGGAATTGGTATTCTTGCAGACTTGATGAAAAAGGATACTTACATTCTTTGGGATGATGATATGAGGTTTTGGAATGGTGGTACTGTAGAAGATGATTATCGTCTACATTATTGGACAAATAGAAATAGTAAGTTAATTTATATTAAGGATTTTAAATTATGATTTTGAATGTTACTGCCGCAAACTTCGGTGGTCCAATGCGAAATGGAGATTTAATTGCTCTTTGTAATCTAGTTCAAGGATTGCGTAACCAACTTAATGAACCAGAATTACAGGTACATGTTCCTGATGATGCTATCCAACCTCAAGAATATATTAGACAAATGAGAGATTGGTTGGTACAAAATACTGATTATTTTACTATCCAAGTTGGAAATGTTGAGTTTGGTGACAACCACATGAATCTTTGGGATATGAGGTGTATATATGGTGACGTAGTTAAAATTACACCAAAAGCAAGACCTCAAGTCAATAAGATTGTTATTGTTCCTCTATTTGATGCATCTTATAACCAGTATCGTAATTGGTCTCCTAAGATGTTTGAAGAGATCTGTGAATTCTATTCTGCATCTGAGTATAATGCATATGATAGAATTATTTTATCACAATTACCCATTTATCATAAAACATATAAATTTGATATTTGTCATAACTTTTTAGAAGGGTTAAATCATCTACAAAATTGTACAATTTATGTTGGTGGTGATACTGGGTTATCTCATTTTGTGTCTGCATTAGATGATAATAAACGAATTAATTATTTTTACGGTTCACATGGATTAATTCATACTAATCCTTTTTATACAGGAGGAACATTATCTTATGGTGATGAAGGTGGTTTCCTTAACATGTTTCTTGGAACACAATATAATCTTAAAAATCTATGAAAATTATTCTTTTTAGTCATGTTATTAATGTCGGTTGCGGAATGGACATTACTCACGAACAAGCAGATATTCTAGAATCAACTGGTCTTTTAGATGCTTGTACTGAGGCTAGGTTTAATCTCCATTTTGATAAGAACAATTATAGATGGTTGTATGATCGTTGGAAACATAGAACAAATGTTTACCTAAAAACATATGATCAAACTTATAAGGAATGGTATGAAGCAACTACAGAATTAGCCATTCAAGATTATGTTAATAAGAATGAAGGTGAATACTATATCTGTCATATCACTCATAAAGGTGCTAGTCATGGTCCTGGTGGCCACCAAAACTGGCGTAAGTATATGCAATACTGGAACATTGAATGTTGGAAGGATTGTGTAGAGAAACTTGATGAAGGATATGATACTTGTGGTGCATCTTTTCTAAATAACCCTCCTTATCCTTTCTATGCAGGTAATTTCTATTGGGCTAAGGCATCTTATTTGAGAAGATGTAAACCAATGGTGAGTCCAGATAAGGTCGATTATCAACCACAGTTTGACGGACAACCACATCATCGTTTTGATTGGGAATGTTGGCATGGAAGTGGTAATCCTAATGCGTATGACCTACATCCTGGCCCAGAGAACAGATGGTATTGGCCATCACATATGTACCGTGACGATATTATAACAATTAACACCAATGTCTGATATAGTAGTAATAACCTCTTATTGTGGTGGAGTAAATCCTCAACAAAAAGAACACATGACTAAAACAATCTGTAAGAAGATCAAAGAACAAGGTCTTCCAGTTTGTTTAGCCACTCATTCACCTGTTGATATTGAAACACAAAAGTATTGTGATCTTGTTGTTTATGATGCAGATAATAGTTTTAAGTATTGTGGTTATCCATCACGCGATAATAATCACGGTGTAGCAGAACTTAAGTCTGTATGGAATGCAATTAGTATGTTAGAGAAGAAAGGTTATACCCACTTTCTTAAAGTCGCATATGATAACATCCCTACTTTAGATTATGTTGATCTAATACAAAAATGTAGGGATACTAAAAAAGATATTGTTACCGCAAAGTGGGGTAATGATATAACCTTTGGTTTTCATATGTTTTATAGTAATATTGATATGTTTTGGGATACATGTGGAGAACATGTTGTTTTGAAATGTGATAAAGATTTGGAGTATGCATGGTATGATCGCACAGTTGAACAAGGTCTAATGGATTTTGTTCATCTTATTGATAATTATCATAATTTTCTAGGAAATGATATTATTCAATATTGTCATGCTGGTGGCACTATTGTAGACGGATACCCATATGAATGAAATCTCTATCTCTTGTATTGATGCGTTGAATTATACTCCAACGATTAATGCACTACTAAAAACCATAAAGACAATTAGAAGTAAAGTTCATATTAAAACTGTTTATTGGTTTAGTGATCATCCGTTTTATAACAAACTAGATATTGATTGTAATGTAAGATGGATCAAGATTCCTAAGTTTAAACGATATACATTGGAGTACAATCACATCACTCTAAAGTTGATGCCTCATATTTGTACTGAAAAACAAAACATGATTATCCATGCAGATGGATTTGCAATTAATGAAGATTCGTGGTATAATGAGTTCATAGATTATGATTATATTGGTGCAGTGTGGCCAAATGGTCAAGTAGGTAACGGTGGATTCACGATTAGAAGCAGAAAGTTGTATGATGCTATGCTTGATATGGATATGTACAATAACGAAATTCTAATGAGACACACAATCATTGATAATCCAGATTATTACGTCTTTGATGGTTGTGGTGATAAGGTGATCCCAGAAGATAACATTATCTGCAAACTATATAGAAATAAGTTAGAAACGAATTATGGCATTGAATTTGCTCCTCCTCATATTGCAGATATGTTTAGTATAGAACATAATATGTCTTCTCCTTGGGTAGGTAAAAGTTTAGGATTTCACGGTAAACATGGTATTGCGAAACATTATGGAGTTGAATTATGAGTGAAGTATCACTTCCCCCTTATATTAAGAATTATGACAATTTTAAGCCTGGCGATTTCGTTCAATATTCTGGTCAGTTATGGGACCATGAAGAACTGGATGCTGCTGTTGATTCATTAATGAATGGCAAATGGGTTGTCGCAGGAGAAAAGGTAGCACAGTTTCAGAATAAGTTTAGTAAGAGATTTAATGTAAAGCATTCTCTTATGGTGAACTCTGGTAGTTCTGCTAATCTTGTAATGTTTGCTGCTCTTAAAAAGCATTTTGGTTGGCAGGATGGGGACGAAATTATTGTATCTCCTGTAGGATTTCCTACTACCATCGCACCTATCGTGCAGAATGGTCTTAAACCAGTTTTCATTGACATTGAACTAGACTCTCTTAACTTTGATGTTAACAAAATTGAAGAAAAAATTACAGACCGAACAATGGCAATATTCGTTAGCCCGGTTCTGGGTAACCCTCCTGATATTGACAGGTTGGTGGATATTTGTGAAACTCATGGTATTATTCTTATCGGTGATAACTGTGATTCGTTAGGAACTCTTTGGAAAGATAAGTTAATCACTGATTACTACTATGCGTGGACTACTTCTTTCTATCCTGCACATCACATGTCCACAGGTGAAGGTGGTATGGTATGTTCCAACGACAAAGATTTCAACCGCATTGCAACTAGTATTGCATGGTGGGGTAGAGATTGTTATTGTGTAGGATCAAACAATCTTCTTGCGTGTGGTACTTGTGGAAATCGTTTTGATAAATGGTTAGATGAATATGATGGTATTATTGATCATAAGTATGTTTTTACAACTATCGGATATAATCTAAAACCTCTTGATCTTCAGGGTGCTATTGGTATGGCACAACTCAAGAAGTTTGATATGTTAGAAGAAAGGCGTAGAGATTATAAGCAATATATTGGAAACTTTATAAATCAAAATATTGATGGTGCTAGAGTTATTGAATCTACAAACGGGTCTGATCCTTCTTGGTTTGGTGTTCCAGTATACTGTCAAACTCAAGAACTTAGAGAACATCTTGTAGAGTACTTTGAAGAAAATAAGATTCAAACTCGTAGTTATTTTGCAGGGAACCTTTTGATTCACCCTGCATATAAACACTTGGATGATTATAAATTATATCCTAATGCTAATCTTGCATTGAGTAATGTATTCTTCCTCGGATGTTCTCCATTATATAATGAGAAGGTGTTGTCGTATATTGAGCAGGTATGCAAGAAATGGAACTAATTAATGTATTTGGTGGTAGTGGTTTTGTTGGTGGTCGGTTCTGTGAACTGACCCCCAATGTTATTATTAATGAAAGGGACGATTATCAAATAAAAACCAATGATGTTTTGTATTTTATTTCTACTGTAGATAATTATAATGTTCACGACGATCCTTTTATTGATATTGATACTAATCTTACTACCTTGATGAAGGTGTTGGATTCTCATAGTAAAGAAAATATTGGGAATCTGACAATTAATTTTATTAGTTCTTGGTTTGTTTATGGTAATGTTCGTCTCCCTGCAAGGGAAGATGCATACTGCGATCCTAAAGGATTCTATAGTATTACTAAACGCACTGCTGAACAATTGTTAATTTCATACTGTGAAACTTTTGGTATTAATTATCGGATTCTTAGATTATCTAATATTCTTGGTCCACAAGATAAGAAAGTGTCAAAGAAAAAGAACGCACTTCAGTATATGATTAATCTATTAAAAGATAATCAAGATGTTAATCTGTATGATGGTGGTAATACATTCAGAGATTATCTATATGTTGATGATGCTGTTGATGCAATCAATCTGATCCTTGAAAAAGGAGAAAAGAATACTATTTACAATGTTGGAAGTGGTGTTCCAACATATATTGGTAAGGCTATCGAATACGCTAGGAATCAACTAAATTCACAATCTAATATCGGAACTATCCCTCCTGCGGATTTCCATAATATTGTTCAGACAAAGAATATGGTACTAGATATTACCAAATTGGAAAGATTAGGATTCAAACCAAAGTATAATAGTTACGATATCATTAATACACTTATTAAGTAATATAAATAGACTTATAGAACAACCACAGTGTGTTGAATAAATGAAGTCATTCTCATATTTTTTAGTCGAACAAACAGACGAATCTAAGCTAAAGCATATTCATCATGCGGAAGATCGCCCTCTTCTTCATGGTGATGCTGGATTTGATCATGCAATAGGTGCTTTAGAACAAGCACATAATCATATTAAGAGTGGGGCACACAGTTCTGCTCTTACCATGAAATATGATGGTTCTCCTTCTATTATTTTTGGAAGAAATCCAGAAAATGGTAAATTCTTTGTTGGTACCAAAGGTGTATTCAATGTCAGTCCAAAATTAAACTATACAGAAGAAGATATTGACAATAATCATCCAACTGAAGGCCTCAATCAAAAACTTAAAATAGCCTTGCGTTATCTGCCAAAACTTGGTATCAAAGGTGTATTGCAAGGCGATATGATGTTTACAAAAGGTGATATTGAAAAACAAG